CGCTGCCGCCGCCTACGCCGCCGCTTACGCCGCCGTCGCCGCCGACGCCGCCGACGCCGCCGCCGTCGCCGCCGTCGCCGCCGACGCCGCTGTCGCTGCCGATCATGTAAAGTAATCCTTGACGGCGCACTTGCGCTGTGCAATAAAGCAACCGCAATAAAGCAACCGCAATAAAGCAACCGCAATAAAGCAAGCATTACAAGGGACTGACGCACATGCTGACCCTCTACCGCCCCGCCGCTCTGAACACTACCACCCGCCGTACCACTCTGGCGGAAAAGACCGCGCTTGCCGCCGAGGCCAAGCGCCGCTTTGACATCGCCATGCGAGACTTGAAAGCCGCTGGCCGCGCGACCAAGGCGCGTAGGGATCTAGTCGGCACATGCGACCACCTCCTGACCCGCATTGATGTCATTCAAGCCTATACGCGCGTCATCGAGAACATCTTTCACGGCCCGAACGCCTGACAGGGAGAACATGAACATGAACGTGGCACGCCGCAAAACCATCGCCGACCCGCACGATGACGGCGCGTTCGACGTGGTCCAGGACGGTATCGTCTTGGGCCATTGCGCGCCGACTCGCCGACAGCCGGGCTTGCGTTGCGTCACAGTGACAGGGCGAGTAGGATACGCCGCGACGCGCGACGATGCTGCGGCCTGGGTGCTGGCGAACGCCGCGCCGGGAAAAAGGACAAACCAATGAGACGCATCACACTAGCACTGGCGGCCATGCTTGCCGCGTCACCCGCCGCCGCAGAGATGACTGCGGCGGAATACTTTGCGCGCGACAAAGCCCGCAATTGGACGGGCGCGCTGGTCAACGATGTCCGCGCGCCTTTTGGCGCGCTGCGAAGTACTGCTGTCCCCAGAGACCGCGAATACGTTGCGCGCATTGTAGAGCGCGAAACCCGCACGCGGCTGGGCTCGCAGTGGACATCGACGGCGCTTAAGCTGACGCAACTGGAGAGCGGTTTCCGTTGTAACGCGCAGGGGCCGCGCGTGCGCTCGCACGGCGGTGACAGGGCGCAGGGCGCACTGCAAGTCATGCCGCGCACGGCACGCGCAATGGGGCTTGACCCGCGCAGGCTGACAGAATGTGAATATGGAATTGCGGCTGGGATCATGCACATGCAGCGGTGCGTTGCCGCCGGGGTCCGTACACACGTCCAGATGAGCGCGTGTCACGTCGCCGGGGGGGGAGGCTGGCAACGAAGGTTAGCTTCAAAAGCAGAGCGGTACAAACAGCAGTACATTCGGATGGCAATGCGGTAAGGGGGGCCGGACATGGGCTATATAGTTTTGATGCTTGCGATTTCCATGACGCTTGTAAACGCTGGTCTGGCGTTTCTCGTCGCGTGGCTGATCTCTGAGCTACTGCCAGACATCATCAAAAAGTGGAGAGAATTTTGATGGAGAACGTACACGACACACTTGCAGCGCGCGAATTGACGCACGGCCCTTACCAAAATACCGCGCTGCACGCGCAGAACCTTAAAAACCTCATGCGCGGCGCGCCGAACTGGGCGGCGTTGACGCCTGTGCAAGCGCAATCGCTGGATTGCGTGGCAGATAAGATTGCGCGGATTCTCTGCGGCGACGCCGCGCACCCGGACCATTGGCAAGACGGCGCGGGATATTTCACTCTGGCGCTGCGCGCCTCCGCATAGGCGGCGGGGGCGGTCTCGTCGCCTTTTGACTGTGCGCGGCGCAATAGGGGGCAGACCCGGACGCCGCAGCGCAGACGTATGCGTCCTTCACACCGGGAAACGCCGCCCCCCACAACGGCCACCGGCATTGCCCCTGCGCGGCGGCCAGAATGGTGCATCCTTTCGGTTTATTCTTGTCCGAGAACGTGTGCGGCGAAGGGTACTTTTTCCGAAACGCCATCCCTAGCACTGCATTCGGGGTCTTGTGCAGATGCGCGGCCATCACGGCGGTCGCTACTCCCCGCCGCCGCGCGTCTCTGAGATAGTCTAGCTGCTCGACGGTCCAGGACGGCGGATCAAACAGCATTGGGGCCTCCGCGCGGCGGGAAATCGACAACTTTACTCGTGGCGGTCGGTTCGAGCATGTTCCGCAGCAAAGACTTGCGTTCGGTAGCTAGTTCCGGCGCGACGTACACATGTTTGCGCGTGTTGTGCTCCGCAGACGACACCTTGCCCCGGTCGATCCACCCCGCTTCTTTGAGAGCGTGCAGCAGCGCGGACTGCGGGATTTTGACGCCCGCAGGCGCGTATGCTGCCAGCCTGTCGCAGATGCCGTATAAAGGCGTGGCAATGATCCCGCGCCTGAACTCGTCCGTCCGGGCGCGGATCTGCGTCAAGATGAAACTTTCGGCCATGCTCATCCCGTTCTCGATCAGATTCTCCTTAAACTCGGTCCACATCGGCGGCGCAGACGGGTTGAACTTGGACACGTCGCGGTCAGCCAGCCACCGGGCGATGGTCTCGAACCCACCGGCGCGATACCAGCGCCACATGTCCTGCGCCGCGTCCGCATCCATGCGCCCGGCGGACGACCAGACGCAGAACCAGCGGCGGTCACCGGACGAGATCGAGATCGGCACCGGGTCGTTCGTAAACGCTAGCACCATGGTCCTGTTGACCATATCGTATGGGTGCAAGCCCTTGCGGTTGATCGGCAGCGTCTCAGGCGGGGCGGCGATGATGGGCTTTAGTTTGTTAGCAAGCGCACGGCGCTGCGATGCCTCCGGCTCCCGCAGTTCGTTCAGGATCAGGATCTCCGACTCCAGCGCGTATCCCCACTGCGAATTAAGCCCATCGTTGTCTACGAGGCCACGGTTTTTGAGCCCTGGGCCGCAGACGCTCCAGATCAATGGCGCCCACATGGTATCCTTGCCGGAGCCTTCGTCGCCGCCGTGCAGGATCGCGTGGTTGATTTTGATGCGCGGGTTCTGGAGTTTGAACGCCATCACATCCAGACAATGGTTCAACTCGGCCTCCTCGGGTACCAGCACCCGGCAATGGTCCAGCCACCGGGACACGTCGCCAGCGGCCACGCCGGTCAGATCAGGCCGAGCGTCGCGCCAGCGGTTGCCGTACACGTCGCCGTCACGCGACACCAGCACACCATCGCCCGCAGCGTAGGTGATCCCGCGCAGCAGGCGGGCGTTGGCGGCACTGCGGTTCTCGTCGTAGCAGACGCTGGCCTCGATGCGGCGGGCGGTCTTGCCGGTAACGTGGATGGACTTGCAAAACACATGGCGAAAGATGGCGTTGAAGCTGTGACGGCTCAACTCGGTGCGGGCGTCCATGTCAAAATAAGCGTCATCATCCACAACATACGCGAACCGCTCATACCAGTTCGCCTTATCAACGCGTCCAACTTCCTTGCGCTCCACTTCGGCGATGACCTTGGCGGCCTCGTCAGGGAACGCCTCAGTGGGCGACAGCTTGGACAGGGTGGACTGCATCTGCGCTGCCAGCAACTCGTCGCGCAGGCCGGGGGACACTTTTGGGCCGCCGTTGTCATGCACCCACGACAAAAACGCCTGCGTATTGAAGCCTTCGCAGTGCCCGTGGTAGCAACAGAACGAGCGGTCCAATGGCTTGTAACGGGCTCCCATCTGGCCGTCCGTGTGCTCAGCATGGTTGGGGCAGACAACGCCCATCCAGCCCTCTGGGTTGACGTGCGACAGCACCAGACCCTTGTCGTTCAACCACTCCAGCACCGTGTCCATGCCGGTGTCGCGCAGATTAAACGGCAGATGCCGGGCCGTCGAAGCCTCCCCAGGCGTGACGCCAAGCGCCTCGCAGATTTGCGAGACAGAAAACAGGCGTTCAGGATGCCATTCGACGCACCGCGCAGGCCACCCGTCGCGACCGGGCTTCAGGTTGATCGAGCCGGGGATGCGGAAGTTTCGCACGGCGTTAATCGCGCCGGGGTCCGTGTACCCCGCCACCGCAATGGCGCGGATCGCGGCGCTAAACTCGCCGGTTGTCGGCTGCGTGTCGGGATCGAACGCAAAGCCCCACTGAAACGACCCCTTGCTGGTTTCCATGATCCATGTTGGCTGCAAGGGCGGGATTTTTGACTTCGTGCCTATATCGTCCAGCATCATGCACAGGACATGCGTGCAATTGCTGACGCTAGCGCTGACGCGCCCGTTGTCGAACTGCGCGGGGATGAAGCTGCCCGTGTTGACGTACCATGCGCCCGGCTTGCGCTTGTGGTCCAACAGGAACGCTGGGAACGTATACGCGAGCGAACCGTCCAGATGCGTGCGCTGCACGCCGTCGCGCAGACTGGGCTTCTGTAGCACCACCAGCGCGGTCTCGTCCTCGGGCGCGAGCGCCCCAATATAGTCAATGAAGTCTTGCTGGCTGATCATCCCCTAACCCTTCCCATAGCGTGTCATCGTCGTCGTCTCGATCCCCAGCGGCAGACCTGCTGCCCATGTGGGTGGCGTACACATCGCGCGCTGCAATGCTGTCTCGGCTGTTACGGGGTCTGCGGTTTCCAGCACGATCTCATCGTGGACGTGCAGCACGGGTTCGAACCCCTCTGCATCGAGCAAACGAAGAGTGTAACGCAGGATATCGTTAGCGGTCGCTTGACAACAATTCTCGCACGCGAGGCCTTTCCAGAGCCGCGCGCGAGGCCACTCCGTAGCCTCCGCGCTGGGCTTCCACGCCGCCTTCGCGTAGCTGATCCCTTCCTTCTCCAATCGAGCATATGGGTAGCACAGGATGCGCCCGGATGGCAGAGCGTACCAGAGGTGCAGACCGTCAAACAGGTACGTTATGCGCCCGGCGGTAAATTCTTTCCCCTTGTGGCGTATGGCGGCGGTGTAGGCCCGCTCAAGGCTGTCCCAGAACATCACTGCCCAAGGGTTCGCGCGTCTCCAGGCGTTCACCATGCGCTTCGCGTCAGGCTCCGGTATCTTCATGCCGTATATGCGCGACATCGCGGCGAACGCGCCGACACCCCCGGCGAAACCCAGCGCGAGTTCCTGAATTTTTCCCATCTGGCGCTGCTCGCCTGTCACCCCGGCAACGGGTACGTGAAACGTCGCGGCGGCGTTGACTTTGTAGACATCCTCGCCGCGACGGAAGATGTCCAGCTTGTCCTCGCCGTCCCCCGACAGCCAAGGATTGACGCGCGCCTCGATAGATGCCCAGTCGGCTGCTACGAGTTTGCTACCATCCGAGGCCAGCAGCGCGGGGCGCAGCATCTGCTTCAGCACGTCCGTCACGCGCTTGCCGAACCGGGGCACTATCGAGCCGCCGTCGCGCACCATCGCATCGCGGATCGTCTGCGGGTCCTTCGCGCACTTGCGTGGAAAATTGTGTACTTGCAATCCGAAACTTGACGCCCGGCCCGTAGCCGCGCCCCCGGCGAACACGAACGCGCCGCGCACGCGTCCGTCGTCGTCATCCGCGAGCGCTGCGGCGCGCTTGAACTTCGCGACGGACGCGGAGCGTATTGCGTCCGCGTAATGCAGGACTTCGGCGACTTCCGGCGGCACCTCTTCTGGATCTTCGGCGGCCAGCTCTTGGAGGTTCGCGCGCACCGTCGTGTCGAGCGAGATGCGCACCCCGTCATCGCTCGGCACTTCCATCAGCGCGTGCCCCCTACCCCCGATGCGATGCGATACCCACGTCAGTAGCTGCGGCCCCCGCACGGTCTCGACCGCGCCGCCCGTCAGGTCAAGCACGAGGAGTTGCGTGTCGCGCACCTCGTCAGATGCGTAGCGTTCAGCGGCGCGGCACAGTTCGACATCGACGCGCACGCCCCTGTCGTTGATGCGCTCGTTGACGTGGTAGTCGGCCAGCTCGTCAGCGGACAGGTCACGCATACCCTTGCTGATCGCGCGCATGGCGCGCACGTCCTGCTCGCAGTAGGCCACCATCTCGGCCATCAGACGCGAGTCCTGACGGAAGCTGCCATCCTTACCGGGGATGGAGAGCAGGCGGATCAACTGCATACCCCTGTGGTCTTTCTTCAGGGTCGCGCCAGCGAAGCGCCCAGCGTCCGCCAGCGAACCGGGTGCGCAGTTGGCGCGGGCCTGCGTAGCGGTGCAGTAGAACTGCTCCAGCCGGGGCTCGGGGATGTCCTGATCGGGGCACAGGACGTACCAGAAAATGAGCCGTTCGAAAGCCGCGTTGTGCGCCCTGATCTGGCCGGTGTGTTCCGCAACGCGCTGCGGGAACGGTTGACCGGGCACCCAGGTCGTCACTGCGTCGTCATCGAAAGCGTAGGACATGCACAGCACCTGAGTGCTGATGTCTTGGGCGTAGTTGTACACGCCCCGCGAAGGCAAGTCGCACTTGCTCCGCGTCTCGAAATCACAGTATAGGATGGTCATGGGGCTCTGTAGATACTCACGGGCGTCAACAGGGGAAAGACTGCTGACGCCCGCTTTCACTTCTCCTTACGCCGGACGGCGGCGGCGGCGGGTATCAACGGGCGCGTCAACCGGCGGGGCGTTTGCCACATCCGAGTGCTGTGGGCCGTCCATTCCAATCCACGACGTGACATCGAAGAGGGGTGTGTAGATGCGGCCATAGGACTTATGCAAATAATGTTCCACCTTCAGTAGCACGACAGGCACAGGCTTGGTGGGGTCCGCATCTACCTGGGACGCAATCGCCAGCGCAAGCCGCTGGACTGCTTTCTTCCCTCCGACTGAAGTGACGGTGTACCGCACTTCCAGACCCTCATCTTCACCAGACATACATCTCAGAGACATCCCTACCTGCATCTCCCAGCCGCGTTTAGCGGCTGCCGGTGCGGGGTCAGTGGCTGGCAGGGGCTGTGTCACAGGGGCCATTACTTCGCCCAAGACCTCGCCATCGCCCCACGCAATAAAGCCATGAACGAAGCTGAACGGGTTGATGGCCCACGTCGCGTCTGCCTCAACTTCAGTCTGGTCCGCACCGAACACCCAATGGCCGGTCTTGTCCATCTTGAGCAGCGCTGCGCCCCCCTCTCCGCCCGCGCCCGTGTTGATCGCGCGCAAGCTACTGGAAAGGGACTGCACAGATGGAAGGTTGGCGTTGCTGAATACTGTTAGATTAGCCATCTTTTTTCTCCTTAGATGATTTTACCAAGAGCAGCCGACAACTGTCGGCCAATCTGCAACGCCGCCGGGCGAGGATCATCCTCGGTTGCCAACGTGTTACCCGATGAGACGGAAACGACGTGTCCCTCCGGCAGCGCGAGCTTGTGCTTCTTCAGCACCTTCTCGGCCTTCGCAGGGCTCAGGATCGTCGTTTCAATCAATTCGCTGTCGTCTAGGCCCATACCACACATGGCGGCAAAAGCGGCCTTCTCATCTACCCACTGGCGTATTCCCCGCTTGGGGACCAGCTTGTAACCCGGCACCGGCAGACCGGACTCCAGCGTCTGCATCGCCAGCGCCCGTACTTCCTTAATCCATCCTTCTAGCTGGTCAGCCATCTGCAAGTGTTCAGACACGCGGGCGACATCGACACCCTGCAACGCCGCGACCATCGCCCGGTCAGCCGCGCCGGTCATCAACGGACACGTCGCCTTGGCGGCGCACCAGCGACACCAGTCGCCCACCGCCAACGGCGCGTCCGGCCTTTCCGCCAGTTTCACCGCGCGGATCAACTCACTCTCGAACAGCTTGATGCGGGCAACGCTTGTTACCCAACGCTTGATGTGCGGCGGCTGCACGATCACCAATTCAACCTTCTTCGCGCCTTCGAACGCCCACTGCGCTGACGGCGTCCGCATTGCGGCGGCGGCGTAGAACAGCAATTGTGGGTTCTCTTCAACCTCGACAGCAACGCCGTCGCCGAACTTCCAGTCCAGAATGTACGCGGTGGCGCCGATTCGCCCCACAATATCCGCAGACCCGAACACGTTAGGCAAGACAGATCCGAACGCCACCTGCACCTCAGTCTCAAACTCCATCTGCCGGTCGGGATCTATCTCTTTCAAGGCTGCCAATGCAGGCAACAGCTTGCTGTCAATCAGCTCCTGGTCCAGCGTCACCCCGGCATACTTCGTACCAAGGAAATCTTGCGCGCCGCCTTTAGTATACCTGCCGCCCAGCACGTCCGCGATGACGTTGTGGAGCAAGGTGCCGGTGTCGGCGTAGACGCTGGATGGTTTGGTGGGAGACTGCGCGACGAGCGCTACGGAGCCGGGGCAGTTGAGGACGCGCTTGGCGGTGGAACCGCCGACTATAGTGCTGTGTTGAGCCATTTGATTACCTCATTGGATTGTTGACTCAGGTAGGCTAGACAATCTTTTACAAACATGCAATAGATTTCTTTATGCGGGAAAGCCAGATTGAGAAGTATTTTGTATGGGCCGTTCTTTCGAAGGGCGGCGTCACTTACAAGTTCCGGTCCCTCACGCAGCGCGGTGTGGCCGACCGAATCGCGTGTATGCCAAACGGCGAGACATGGTTCGTGGAACTCAAGACAAATGGCGGGCGTCTGGCGCCGCTTCAGAAACTGTTCGCTGCGGACATGCAGCGGTTGGAACAGCGGTACGCCTGCCTGTGGTCAATAGAGGGGATAGATAAATGGTTGCTATGCGTGTCCTGATCGCCTGTGAGTTTTCCGGCATCTTCCGCGACGCATTTATCGCGGCGGGGCATGACGCCATCTCGTGCGACCTAGAGCCGTCCGAACGGCCCGGACCACACATCCGGGGTGATGTTCGCCCGCTGCTGCGGGAACCCTGGGATCTGGTAATTGCTCACCCCTCTTGTCGGAGGCTTTGTAACTCAGGCGTGCGCTGGTTGGCGGAACGCGACCTGTGGGAGGACATGCGAGCGGGCGCGGCGTTCTTTCGGGATTGCCTGAACGCCAACGCCGCAAAAGTGGCGGTGGAGAACCCGGTCATGCACAGGTACGCAAGGGAGATCATCGGTCGGGGGCCGTGTTTCACCGTGCAACCTTGGCAATTCGGGGACCCGGTAAAGAAGCGCACCTGCTTTTGGACGCGCGGCAATCTGCCTGCGCTGACGGCGACATCAACCATGACTGCGGCAGACGCCAGACCCGATATTCATTTCGCATCGCCGGGGCCTAACCGCGAGAAAGAGCGGAGCCGGTCATTTCCAGGCATGGCAAGCGCGGCGGCCATCCAATGGGGCTAGCTCTTAGACCCTATCAAGAAGAAGCGGCTGATTTCCTGTTCGGGCGCGACCGCGCGATGATCCTCGCGCCCGTGGGCGCGGGCAAGACGGCCATCACGCTGACGGCCATGGCCGAGATGCTCGCGGAGGGGCACGTCAAGCGGTGGCTGGTGCTGGCCCCCAAGCGCGTCTGCACGGACGTGTGGCCAGCGGAACGACTTCTGTGGGCTCCAGACGTTGAGATAGCCGTTGCCATCGGGACACCCAAACAGCGGCGGGCGGCGTTCGAAGGGTCTGCCCCCATTGTCGTGACCAACTACGACAACATTCAATCCCTGCCCGACCTATCAGGTTTTGACGGCGTTGTCTTTGATGAGCTAACACGGCTCAAGAACCCGTCAGGCAAGCGATTCAAGGCGCTGCTGGCGCACCTCGACGAGGTGCCCTTCCGCTGGGGCCTGACAGGATCGTTCACGTCAAACGGCCTTGAAGATGTGTTTGGCCAGTGCAAGGTGGTTGACCAGAAGCTGCTGGGCCGCGCCAAGGGCGCGTTTCTCCAGAAGTACTTCGTGTGCGTCAACCGCGATTTTGGGGATTGGCAGCCGCGCAAGGGCGCGCTGGAGCAGGTCATGGCCGTGATCCGCCCGGCAACTTTCGTGCTGGAACCCGGCGCGTACAGCGATAAACTTCCACCGTTGCACGTTGTGCATATGCGTTGCGACATGCCCGACCGCGCCGCCTACGAGAAGATGAAACGCGATTTCGTGCTGGAGTACGGAGACGACGAGCGGATCATTGCCGCGAACGCCGCTGCCGTGACAAGCAAGCTGCAACAGTTGGCGAGTGGTTTCTCGTACGACACCAAGACAACGGCGCTGGATGCGCGGGGCCGGTTTCGCAGACATCAGACCGCCGTCTGGTTCTCGCGGCACAAGTTCGACCTGTTGAGTGAGATATTAGAAGAGAACCAGCACGCCAATACGATCATCGTTTACAATTTTAAGGAAGAGTTAGCTGAGTTGATGCGGCGGTATCCGCAAGCGCGGACGATTGACGACTTTGACGCCATCAACCGCTGGAACGCGGGCGAGATCGAGCTGCTGTTGATCCATCCAAAATCCGCCGGGCATGGCTTAAACCTGCAACACGGCGGCAACAAGATCATCTTCCTGTCGCTGCCGTGGTCGCTGGAACTGTTTGAGCAGACGGTAGGTAGGTTGCACCGCAGCGGCCAGACGAAAGCGGTCTGGTGTTATCTGCTGATGTGTAATAAGACTGTGGACGACCGCATCTGGGCCGCGCTTCAAGACAAGCGGTCTACTTCAGATATAGCACTTGAGGAATTGAAGACATGAACCCTAATTGGCGTCAACTCAACCAAGTGTTGCCCACGCTGGATGAGGACACCGTCAAGCGGATGCTTGATGACGAGCGCAAGGGCGAGCAGCGCGTTACGGTGCTGGTGCGACTGCACCAGCGCTACACGACCCTGCGAATGATGCGGGAGCGCACGGAGCTTCTCGGACCCGCGCTAGAGCCAAGAGCAATGGCGCTTAATTAACACACCACCCTGCGCGGCGGGCGTTGCTCTGTTTGACTTCCACAATGGTGCTTGTGGTGTCCTTGGACGACCATGATACGGCGCGCCAAACGGTGCAGACTGTTGCGTTAGTCCCTGCGGTTGGGGTCAGCGTCGCGCACCCGGTCAGGGGACAGATCAAGAGCATCAGAAGCGCTAATCGCATCGCGTGTCCTCCGTAGCACGTCCGCCGTCGCAGCAGCCTCAACCTCGGCCACCGCGTCCTTGCGGATCTTGTAGTAGGCGCCGGTTAGCGTCAAAAGAAGAACCGCCGCTATTGCCGCATATCTTGCCAGCGGCGTGAAGAGCAGGCTAAACATCACGGCCACTTCGCCCACTCATCCAATCACGGACGGCAATGCGTATGCGAAGGGCAAGCAGCACCAGTGTTGCCAGCGTGACGCCAAGCCCACCCCATGCGCCCAGCTCCAGCGCCCACCAAGGGAGCGTCAACGCTCCCGCCGCGATTGTACCGTCAAGGGCCAGCTTTGCGTTGTGCATCAGGGGGCCTCTTGAGGCGCGAGGGCGTTAACGCCGGACGTAGCGCCGGGGATGAGCCAGTTACGGATAGTGGATGTCGGTAGGGGTGGTGGCAACGTGGCGCCCACATTCCGCGCGCGTATGCCTTCCGCGAATCTGTTGGCTATGGGCACGGCCTGAGCCCCTCTCGCGCTCTCGGCCCATTTACCCGCCGCGCCGGGAACCGCAAAAGCCAGCGATCCGAAAGGGCCTCCTACTGCATGGCCCGCTGTACCCGCCAGAGCCGCCATGACATTGCCGAACATACTGGACCGGCTAAATCCGGGTAAAAGGTTTTCTAACGATTTAAGCGTGCGGGAGCCTATATCGCCCGCAGCTATATCAGTTATGACCTTCTGCTCCGCAACCGAGTACCGCGCCAAACGGTCCTCGTTCCGCGCCAGCGAGGAGAATTGGGTGCGCAGGGCCTTGATAGGGTCATCCGTCGTGGATACCTCCGCTCTATGGATAAGCGTTTCGATTTCCGAACTTTTGGCCGCCGTACCGAAATCGTTCCGGGCGCCTATGAACGCCTCACGCACAGCGTCCGGTGACGCAGAAGGCGCAGACGGGTTCTTGGGCACCAGATGCGAGGGGTCGGCCCTTGTAAGCATTTCATCAAGGCTACGGGAGATTGTAGACAGAACCTTTTTCTCCCCGCCGGATGCGTCATACGCCAGGTCACGCGCTTTCCCCCGCAGCGCATCAAGTTGCGTGAGAGACTGCGGCGTTGCTGCGCGGTCCTCAAGAACCTTCAGGAAGCTCCGCGCCGCTGGGTCGAGTTCTTCTACGTACCTTGATGTTTCCAGCGTCTTCTTGATATCCGTGACTGCGGCCTGAAGCACCGTTGGCGAGACAGCCAGATTGGAGTCATCTACAATCTTGTAATTATTTAGCGCACGGGTAAACATTTCGCTCGTGGTCGCTGTAGCGGGTGCGGCGGGGCGCAACACGTTCCTTACCGCGCTTACCGCGCCCGATATTGCGGGCGAAAGCGGGTCTATAACCGTGCTTGCGCCTTGGGCCAATTTCGAGGTTGTAGACAGTCCAGCAGCTCTCGCCGCCCCCGCTACTTTTGACAATCCCCCCGCTATAGGCCCCGCGAACATGGGCCCTAACGCCCGACCCGTAGCCACATCTTGCGATGCCGGTTCGCCAAACATGTAGTTGGCGATTCCATGCGAAGTCGGAAGTACGGTATCCTTATGAAACATGTTTTCAATGTCGCCGAACAAACCAGGAGTAGCCGGTATGCCCTGCAATGCGCCGATTCCAATATCAGCGTATCTCCCCGCCAATTCTGCCGCCGTTGGAACGCGCGGCGTCTCAGCAGGATTTGCAAACGCTTCTTCTACTTGCTTTCGAAACCCACCGCGCAACCGTCCTTCAGAAGACGCTTTCCGCGTAGATGGCATACCTTCGCCTGCCGCTGGCGCGTCAAGCGTAAACCCAGCGGGCAGTTCGCCGGTCACAGGCGCAACGGGCGAAGCGTCAAGCGTAAAACCGGGGGGGAGGGATGAGGCCATTATTGCGGTGTCCATTGACCGTTGCGGAAAATAATTTTTGCGCCGTTAGGGCCAGTCGCCGTTTGACCCTCAGTGAACGTTGCGGCTCGCCCGTTAACCGTAGGTTTTTCCGCAGTTTTGGCAACCCCTGCGGGCGCGCCGATTTCAACATCCTTGCCTGTAGCCCAAGCATCTAAGGTATTTTTAAGTTGACGGAAACCGGCAAGACGCTCTTCAGCAGGCGTATTTGGATTGCCTATGTCCGCAACTAATCCTTGAATAAATTTACGGTCTTCGTTTGAGATGCCCGCGCTAAGTTTACCGTTGAGAAGCTCAAAAGTCATTTGTTTAGCGATATGGTCCAACTGGGCAATGTTTTTTTTACCTGGCGTCACGCCGCCACCAACCGAAGCAGGTAACATTCCTTTAACTGATGCGCCTGCGTTTTCTATAAGGCCGGATGTAGACGCGTTAATTAAAGCTTCTATTTTTGCCGCGTTTTCGCCGCCTGCCGTATGAAGAAGTTGTTGCGCACCTTCCTTTCGGTTGGCTTTAGCGGTTTCTTGCGCCGCCATAGCCTCAGCCGTATTCTTTTCGTAAACCGCGCGCGCCACCGGGATCATGTTAGCCGTTGCAGACGGTGCAGCAACAGGCGCCTGAGCCACAGGCATGGCCGCAGGCGCGGCAAATTGTGGAGGCGCGGGCGCGGCCATCATATTCGCCGGAGCAGCTTGACCAGCTATCATGTTTGCCTGTTGCGTTATAGGCCCGGGGGAAGGCGCGGGGGCAACGCCCGGGGCGACAACGGAGGCACCGCCGGGGGCAACGCCCGGGGCGACAACGGAGGCACCGCCGGGGGCGACGGGCGGAGCGCCAGAGCGAGAGCCCATAAAAACGCCAGCCGGATTGTATACGTCTACGCGCCGCTCACCCGTAGTGGGGTCGGTGTACGGGTCTAGTCTCTTTGCCTTGGCCGCCTCTGCGGCAGCGTGGGCCGCTACACTCTGCGCGGCGGTCATCGCCTGTTCGCGTGCGGTATCTTCATTGTATGTCGGGCCGAGATGGCTCGCCCATCCCGGCACCAGCCCAACAGCCTCTTGGCGAAACTTAGCATATTCGGCGTCTCTTAGTTCGGGGGGCAACGCATTTATGGCATTTAATCTCCTAGATAACATGTCCACATTGGCCACTGCGGCGGTTTGCTTGGCGGCGGCGCTAACGTCGCCTTGCGCGCGAATCTCGCCCAGCGTTTTCTGATTCTGGAACGGTATCTGGCCTATCCGGCCCCGCATCTCTTGTTGCTCAAGGGTTGCTTTTATGTTGGCGTTCTGTTGTGCGTCAAATTGTTCGCCCACGCGCGGGGATATACGGTAGGCTGCCGCGCGGGCCTCCTGCGAGTCACGGTTGATGCCGCTACCCAGAAGCTGGCGCAGTTGGTTCTGCTCGCCCTGACCGCGCTGGTATTCCGCCAACTGCGCCTGATGCAGCGCCAACTGGTTGAACTGCGCGTACTGCTGTATCGGATCTGGCAGTTTCATCGGTTGAATCTGAGATGCGATGCTGAAGTCGGCCATTGTCGTTAATCCCTATAATTTCGTAGTCTCGGCTGGTTCGCTAAATACAAGATGCGTTAATACATCCCCCCGCCGGAACCGCGAGGTCCAAGCCCCCCTTGGGCTGGAGCGTAGGGCATGCCCCATCCGGGATTTGGACCGCGAGGTCCAAGCCCCCCTTGAGCTGGAGCGTAGGGCAGGGGCTCGCGAGGCAGACCGCTGATGCCGGGATCGCGAGGTCCAAGCCCCCCTTGGGCTGGAGCGTAGGGCAGGGGCTCGCGAGACAGATCGCTGATGCCGGGATCGCGAGGTCCAAGCCCCCCTTGGGCTGGAGCGTAGGGCATGCCCCATCCGGGATCGCGAGGCAGACCGCTGATGCCGGGGTAGTTTGGATTGTAGGGCACGCCGCCTCCGGGGGGAAAGCCGTGGCCGTAGGGCATCCCTCTCCCTTGGTCGTGGCGGTTCCATCCGTACCCAGAAAACCGGCGCCCCCCCTGCGGCTCTTGACGCCGCGCTAACTGATTGTACTGGTCGTACTGTCCATACGCAGACTGCTGATTGTACTGGTCGTACTGTCCATACGCAGACTGTCCGTACGCAGGCTGCTGGTTACCCCCTTGCGGCTCTTGACGCGGCGCTAGCTGATTGTACTGGCTGTACTGCTGCATCGGGTCCGCGTGTTGCGGAGGATAGGTCTGCGGTGCAAAGTTGAAGTCGGCCATTGTCGTTAACCCCTACAGAGCGTTATTGCCGATTAAGTTCATTAACGGACCCGCCAGGCGCAAGCGCGTTTAGAAGCGGGCTATACCCGGCCATAAACCTGCGGACGTATACCGGCGCGGTGGTGCCCAAGATATCAGACCTGTTACCTGCCCGCGACTGAGGCTTCCCCGTAAACCAGACGGAGGCCGCGTCCTCGACGTTGCCATACCGCGCAAAGCTTTTACCGAATTGCGTTTCGAACACACGTTCCTGAGCATCAGGGTTAGCAAGAAACTCTGCGGGGGTCATAGACTTACCGAGAGCCTCCCGCGTCCAAGAGGGGATGTTGGCCCCCATCACCTGATACTTGCCATGCGCGCGGTCGCCGCTTTCGGTGGCTGGCCCCATTGCGACATACGGGTTAGCCCAACCCCGCGACTCAATACCTGCTATGGCGGCCTTTGCACGGTCCATGTCGAAAGGCCCCCGCGCGCCCGGCTGCTGCGCGCCCGGCTGCTGCGCGCCGGGCGCCCTTGAAAGGTCCCTATCAGCATACGCCTGCAGGTCCCGCAGCATCGCAAACTGGTTGTACTGCTGTAGCGGGTCCGGCAGCTTTACCGGCTGGACCTGAGATGCAATGCTAAAGTCGGCCATTGTTGCTAACCCCTAGGGCGTGCCGGACATGAACGGGCCTTCACCTGTGTAGCCCCCCGCGCCATAACTGTACGGGTTCGTATTTTGAACAGGTCTTAACCTACTTAGGTAGTTATTCGTAGTGTACTGGCTTAGGCCCTGCGAAAGCGCGTTATTGACGCCGTTCGCGATGCCGACGTACCCAGACGCCTGCGCCTGCCCCGCGTTGTTAATATTCGTCGCCGCAGCCGTGCCGTACTGCCCCGCAGCCGTTGCGGTGCCTGCCGCCGCCGCCTGCCCGATCCGCGTCAGATCGCTGTAGCCCGTGCGTTCGGCTTCCTTCTCTTGCATAAACCTATTGTAAGCGTTGGTGTATTCGTTGGACGCTTCCTTTTGACCGTAACTCTGCGCCGCCTTAAGCGCCGCCCCCGAGATCAGGCCACCGCGCGCAGCGGCGTTGGCGTTCAAACCTTCTAAACCTTTGCTTAACCGAAAAGAATAGCCAGGATCTGCCGTGAACTGGTCCATGCCGAACCGCTGGTTGTACCCGCCGTAGTTGGCTGCGGTCGTGTTCCCGCCCACGCCAAGGTAAGTCCGCAAGGCGTTTAGACCCTCGCCGCCAGCTTCAGTGTAGGGAGCCAGATCCTTGCGCTGCTGATTGTACATCTGCAACTGCGTGGCGTTCGCCTGATTGGCGGCGTCGCGCTGCGCGTTTGAGGCTTGACTGGCGCCGTAGATAGACGCGCCCGCGCCCAGCACGCCAGCGGCTCCTATCGCGATTGCTACCATTTCAGTCTCCTATCCATTTTGAATAATACACCTCTATAGGCGTCATATCCAGAAACTTGAACAGCCGCGACGCATCCTTATGTAGTTTGGACCCATAGAGGATGCGTTGTACTTTCCGTCTTCTAGCTTCTTTTTCGACCGCGCGAAATAGCTTAACCCCCGCAAAGCCACCCCGTATATCAGGATGCGTCCAGAATATGTCCATTGTGAGGGTCAAGCAAGTGCTATAGTGAAGCCCCGGCGCGACTATGCCGTTGAAATATCCTACCAAACGCCCCTTCTCGCGGAGTGTCACGACCAGAAGTTCGCCCGCAGCCTCGCGCGCGGCATATACGTTGTATTGTGGTGAGAGAGGCACTCTATCTTTGTCGAGCGCCAATTCTTCCCAATGCGCGCGGAACAGTGGTTGAACTTCCTGAACGAAGGAAGACCACGATTCAACTTGCGCCGTTATCATCATGCGCTCCTTATATCAACGATGCAGACAATCCGGTCATCGCAACTGTTATTGACGACAGAATGCTCTTCGCGGTTGTTGATAAGCCAGATGTCGCCCGTGCGGAAATTGACAGTCTCCTCCCCTATATGGAATAACGCGCCGGGCAAACTTTGCAGAGCAATCTGATAACGCGTGTAGAACGTCGCGGGCGCGCCCATGTCCGTATGAGGTGTTATTGTATCTCCAACAGGGAGTTTCGTTACTATGCAGCGGCCCAATTGTACACCATCGACCTTGCGCATCAGCTCAAGAATTAGCCCCCTTAGAGGCTTCAACGCGTCCCATGCCCGGTAAGGCACTACTTGTATGTCGTTGACGACAGATCCTGTAGGGTCGTTGAACATGAGCCATATATCATGCACGGCAGCGTGCGCGGTATTAGGGTGTCTTGTGCGTAAAGTATGCTCATCCCATAGATCGCTGTTGACCGCCAACGCATGAAGTATTGGCGTTACGTCTACATTATCCGCAATCTTCAAGAAATTACGCATGAAAATCATTTCTCCCGAAACGCGATTCTATCCAGCGTGTTGGCTTCAGCAAGCTCAGTCATCGCGCTCACTCGTACAGGACATTGACAGTGCCAGCGTCAAAGGTGCCGGTACCGCCAACCGTAGTGATACGAACTTGTGTCAATGTTGCCGCAAGAGATTTTGCGCCGCCTGTATAAAAAGTAACCGCAGTATCTGACAAACCAATGACCCCTTGCGCCGTCCAAGTGTTTCCGCTGATGTTTGTTAAAATGATAGCCCCATGTCGAACAGTGGTTGAACTTGAAGAAGCGCTTGAAGTTAATAAAATTCCAGACGAATAATTGTTGCTGGAAACAGCCGCTCCACCGCCAGTTGCCGATCCAAAATAGTTTGTTGTTTCGAACCCACTACTTGTCCCAAGTTGAATCTGAAGCAAAGCTGAGCTAGCTGTTGAAACGCCATCAAACATCGCCGTAATGCGCTTTACCCACGATGGAATGGACGTAAAGTCGATGTTGGTGCCGCTTGTTGAAGCTACGGCGGTCATCTGCACGATCTTTTGCGTTGCAGTGTACGAAGTTCCGTTGGTGCTAAAGGGAACCTGACCTATCGCGGTGGGCGCGATGACAGCGGGGGTAGAACTGGCCCAAGTTGTACCGTCGCTGATCAACGCGTTGCCCGATGTACCGGGAGCCACAAACTGAACCGCAGCTACGCCGTTGCCAAGAATGACGTTGTTGGCCGTAAGCGTAGACGCGCCTGTACCGCCGTTGGCGGCGGACATGGGTGTAGTCAAACTGACAATAGTGCCGCTTGTGATTGATCCGCCGTAGATGATGTTGTTGACGAGCTGGAACGCTGTTCCGTCGTACTCCACCAGCATCATCTTGCCAGCTTGAACGTCACCGGCAGATATCGCCGCCGAGCCGTTCTTGGTGATGCTGGCAGCGGTCAGCCCATCAATGCTGAGTGTTGCCGCGCCCGTGTTGGTGTTGGCGGCAATAAAACTGTAGATCGAACCTGTTGCATACGCGGTAAGCGTGGGTGACGCCGTAGCCGTTATAGAGTTTGTCCCCGCCACTGAGCTAAGTTGGCTGTTGATGCCGAAGGGATCGTTGATAGACGGGATGTTGTCGTAGGTGCCGATTAACTCGCTTAATGAATTGTACAGGACAAACTTCAGTAAGACGCCGCTAGTTTGCCAAACCTCATTTGGCGTCCGCCCGCCCGCGTTCAGAACTATAGGGTTAGTGTTGGCTATTGTTCCCGCGCTGGTTGTGTAGGTTGTTCGCAGCGTGGTAGTGCCCGCGTCATAACTGTACAGCAGGCCGCCGACTAGCGGAACGCCGTCGTCATCAAAGAACTGAGCGCCTGCGCCCGCGAAAGCCGAAAGGTTATAGGTTGTCATCGTCCGATCCTATAATATTTGCGCTACGGTTAAGATCGTGCCCGGAGCTGCGGGATAGGCTGGCGAACTACTGGCCGCGTAGGTTGCAATCTGAGCATACCCTAGCGTTGACAGGCCGTACAGTTCGAAATAGTCCCCTGCGGCAAACGTGTAGCTGAAGTTTACCGTCATCAGGACACTGCCAGCTACGCTTGCGTGCTGCATGGGCACGGTCGCGCGTCTGGAGGTGGCCGTGGCGTCCGCACCATTCACCCGCAGCCAGAGGGTCATGTCGTCGTCGCTGGACGCGTTGTTGTTGGTTAACTGGAGCGACGCGCTGATGATGCAGCGCCCAGCGCCCGCGACGGTAATACGGGAGGTAGATAGCGAGAACCCGTGCGTGGCATAAGTAGACCCTACAGGCACGATGGTTGGCGTATTTGCCGTCCAAGCTGTGCTGGTAGTGTCGTAAAAGGCGGCATTGGTAACCACGGCGGCAGCGACGGTATTCAGGTACTCAAGATACCGGAACCATTCTCGCGTGGGGACTCCGGTGTCATCATCCGTGATGGCAACTCGCTGGCCGGGTATGCGGGTCTCACTAAGCATTGGTGGGGCTTATGAATAACTGTGCGCCCATGATGTAGACCGGCACCGGGTCCGTACCCGACACTTCATAAACGCGGTCGCGAATTTTCTGCGTCATGCCGAGTCTGCGCCAGATAACACGTTTGCCGTACTCGCCGATCATACCCATTGATTTCCAATGCTCGTTGGACCATGTGTGCCCGCCGTCGTCAGACCAGCGAAGCATAATTTGAGGGTCTGCCCCCTGCACGAGGACCGCTGTAGTGGCAACGCCAGATTCGCCGCTGACAGGCCCGGCGGACACGGCGTCTGCCGAAATGCTATTGACTGTGTACGCGGTTGTTGAAGGTGCGCCGCCGTCCAGCCCCACGCCGGACTCGCAATCAAGTTGTAGGTTGTATTGCGTCGTGCGTTTCAGAGTGTTGGCGTCAGAAGCCAACGCCCGCCACGAACGCAACCATTTCTGGGTGCGGCCTCCATCCGCAAACAATTCCAGATCATAGGCGTACAGCTCGCCAGTTTGATAATCCCCTAACGTAATCTCATTGTTGAAGAACGTCTGAGATGCCGCGCGTTGGCGAATAAATTTGCCGTTGGCGTACCCAGCTCGTTCGTGCCACACGCCTGTCGCGGCATCGTACACCCACGTCGCGTTAGCGGACGGGAAGGAAAGCACATAAAACGCATGGCCGTCTTGTTGATATGTGTAAGCCGTGGCGTCGCTAATGTTGGGATATTGCTGGATTTGCCACTCGACAGCGTGCGTACTAACGCGAGAGCCCCGGTAGCCTTTAGCCCGGTAGACAATACCTTTGCCGCGCGCATCCGCGCCCAGCCAGAAAACGGTGCTGTCAAGTTTGGCAACCGAGAATGCTGCCGCACAACCAATTTCCATGAACGCGCCCTGTATACGTTGCAAAGGAAAACCGACGTTACCCGCGTTGTACCATACTTCCGTGGTGTTGGTGCCAAACAGCCAAAGCTCTAAATGGTCTGCGACGGAGGCTACCAGATTGTCGGGCGATCCTTCCGCGCTTGCAAAATCCAACGGGTCTATTGACGTGCCATCAAGAATAGCCGTGCTCCACACAAGTTGGCTATTAGGCTCAATGAACACAAAATAACCATCCAGGTAAGAAACTGTCACCGCACCTGTAAAATCGGGGTCTGTGATCTGGCCGAAGGCGTTGGTGACGTTATTAAAGATGTAGCTGGGGCCATTGCAAGCTACAAAGAGCTGTATGCCGTTGTCTGCCATAGACACAGGGCCGTCATTGGCAACAGTTCCAAGCAGCGTTGCTGCGTAGTTTGTAGCAACTTGATACAGGCTATTGCCAGAAACGACATACATATACGCGCCGTAAGAGTGCAAGCCCCGAATTGGCCCTGTACCAATAGTGGCAAGCAAGCGCAATCCCGGCGCGCGTTGAAGGAACGCGGAGGTTTTACCACCGGAGTCCTCTGGCAGCGCTTCAGGAAACAGGTTGATCATACGGCTGTCCGCAGCGTTGAGGCTGCGGGCGGTGTACGCAGATCCAAGAATCGGTGTCTGCATTAGAAGTTACCCGCAAAGATATTAAACCGCTGGCGGGTGCTGACAACGGCGTAGGGGATAGACATGATATCGTCAGGATTGTTTATGCGTTTGATATCTCGCTTGGAGGTCATAGCGATGCGCCCGACCGTGGGCGGTGGTTCGATACCAAACTCAGGGGCAATTTCGCAAGCCAGATTGTAGCGGAACGCCCGCAGGTAGCCGGGCGGGAAGTACAACTCGGTCGAGAGCGTCGCAGGCTGGGTCAGTTGCGCCGCTGATATGAAATGCCATTCCAGCACCTTGGTAGGCACCGGATAAACGTGCATGTCGATGTTGGGGAAATTCGTGTTGATCCACATTACCTGTGGAAAAGTACTGGTAACGCTTTTGACCGCAATGCCGTCGTACTGCTGCTGGTTGATCAGCTTGATGCCGTAGGAAATGCCGGTCGAGGCATCCACGAAATAGGTCGCGTCGTCCATCAGCACGGGACGGTCGCCAACAAAGTCACCGGAAGGGCCAAGGGTGCGGCTTACAAACCCCGGCAACCAAGAGAACACTTGCTCTTGCGTCGTAAACGTCGAAAGCTTTTCCGTACCCCACGAGTCGATCATCTGGTTGAGCGCAGACAATGCATCTTGCGATGTAGCCGCAGAGGATGTTTCGCCTTCGGCCAGAACGCCCAGAAGGCGAAGGGCTCCGTTAATCTGATCCCCTGCGGTCGTCATGGCTGGTCATTTCCTGTTTCAAAGGCCTGCTTGCCCGCCGTCGAGGCGCAAGCGTATTTACCGGCTCTGATACGTTGGGGGGTGTTGTCTCACCCGGGGTATATCGGTTCCAGCCGTGAGTTTCGTCATAAGCCGCTTCAGCTTCTACGATGGCGACTTTAGTGCCGTGAACCGGATGGCGCATATATATCATGGGTTTATCCGTAAGAAGACGCCCCGCCTTGCGACGGGGCACCAGGATGTTAGCCGATGCGATACAACGTCCAAGCTGCGTCGCCAGTCTTGCGAGCGCGGAACAGCGAAGAGCTGGATACCGCAACGCCCATCGTACCGACAAGGGTCCAGCCCGTAGCGGTAGCAAGCGAACCAATGTTGGCAGAGCTCAGATTGATAACCGAGAAGTCAAACGAACTGTTTGGCTTCGCGTTTGTAAACAGAGCGTCCATAAGCGCACAGGTGGGCAGGGTGTAGTTAAGGGCCGAGCCGGGGGTAGTTGAGATGATACCCGTCGCGATCTGCGCGGCGGTCAGGGTGACCGCAGAAGTCAGACCGGACGTGATGTCGCCCTGATCGCTGATAATGGGTTCGTTAACATTGCCATCGCCAAGTTGATAGCCACCACCGGAATTGGGAAGAGCCATGATATTCTCCTGAACAGTTGAGGGAACGGACTTCGGGGCCGCAGCCCCGAAAAGAAGGGATTAGCCCCACATACGCACGGCCATAGGCGCGCGGATGACGGAGTAGCCGTACAGAACGTCAATACGGCAAGGCATACGGTCGTTGTTGATGTCGTATTGGCGGACAATACGCATCGAGATACCGTTATGGACTTGGCGGGACGCCATATCCACGCCTTGCGGCATCAACAGATCGGCGGTGCCAAGCGTGATAGCGTCCTTGTGGTAGATCAGGTTTTGCGGGTACGCCGTCGAAGCCGCTCCAACAAACGTAATAGCTGCGTTATCCGCAGGGAACGAATCTACGGTTGCCAGCGCCTGAGAGGACGTGTAAATCGCAGGCGAGATTGCGACACTGGTCCATGCGCCACTGGAAGCAGTGGACGCGGCGGTGACGACAAACTGCTGCAAGCTGCCGGTGGTCTGACGGGTCTGCGGATTGACCGCGTACACGCCAGCAATAGTGAACACGTCGCCCGCCACGATGGTTGCAGAACCTGTGCCGCCATCAAGATTGATGGTAGATGTGCCCTGCGTTGAAACGGCGCCGTTGACAAGGATCGTGTCCGTGGTGGAACGCGAACCAGTCGTGTGCTGCACGATAGACTGAGACATGTTGATCTCGTCGTAACCAAGCACCCCCTCGCTCATCATGCCGGTTTTGAACTGACGGCTAATGGTGCCTGTAGGATTGAAGAAACCCTTCATGCCTTCAACAAGACCAGCGTTGGCGGCGGGGTTCACCGTGCCATAACGCGGGCTCATGGGCACAGCGGTTTCGTTCAGTTTCTGCTGGGCCTGAAGCAGAACGAGCGAAGTCGCGGGGGTCGTGCCGGGAGTGCCAACAGAAGCATAGATGCTCTGGTAGGCGTTTGCCACGTCCGCATCCACGCTAGCCGCCAACTGGCTGACGCGAGGTTTCAGAACGCGTTCCGCAAAATCATCCAACTGCATGGTGAGTTCGGCGGACGTGAAGTTCACGCCGATGTGTTTCTGGGTAGAAACAGTCAGGGTCGTGTACTGCTCATTGTCGTCTTGAACCTGAAGCGCAGCGCCGTTGGTGACGAGAGCGCGATCAGGAAGGCGGATACGCAGTGTGGAGCCAATCTTAGCACCTTGAACCGCAAAACTATCGTCGTATTGGCGGTTTATATTGCGTGAGATAACCAGATTATTCTCCAGAATCTCCAGAGCTTTTCTGGTGATCATGTCGATAGTAAGGATCGAATTTGCCATAGTGTTAGCCTTTCAGACGTACAGGATTAACGGAATTTCGATGCTTCCTGCTTCTTTATCTGTCGCGCTCGATCTGCGGCAATCCATTCTGACGTGGTCATCGTTTTGATGGCCCTTGGGTCTGTAGTGTCATAACTGGTATTGCCGTTGTGTCGGGCGGTAACAGGTGAAATAGGCGCGGGCGCACTCGAAGATTTTCTGACCTGCGGATTTGAAACCAGATTGGCTTCAATTCTGCCGATCTCCTTGGCCTGCAAGATAGGCGGCAAACGAGAAATGCGGGTTGCTTCGTTGGGGTTAGAACCTAGATAATACGCTACATCAGGGCCAACATCAGAAGACTGTATTGTCTCAGCCATCACGGTCGTAATGCGGAGGTTGGGGTTATACGCGACTTGTTCAAAGTCATCGTATTTGCCCCGCGCGTCCTCTTCGCGGTCGTGGTAGGCATCGACGTATTCAGACTTCTGCTTCTGAGTTTCCCGGTCCCGTAGTAGTTGTTCGGCGTACGCTTGCGCGTAGGTTTCGACCGAATCAAATTGTTCAGGCGGCGGTAACGCAGAAGGCGCAACAGGAACAGCCCGTTGGGTTTGCTCCCGCTCCCATTTTCGTTGCTCTCTTGCGAGGCGCTTGCCGACTATAACGTCCAGTTCTTCTTGGGTAAAAGACTTTGGCGTTTCTGTCGTTTGATCATCCGGCTGTTTAGTCTCAGCAACAGAAGCCGCCGTGGCGTCCATGTCGCGCGCGGATACAGGTGCGTCCGCTGGTGTGTTTAGGCTATCGTCGTTCATAGTCTACTCCGAAGAGTTCCTGGCTACCGGCCAGTCGGTTAAACAAAGAAACTTGTGTACGCTAGATTTAAGCGTAATAGCTGATGTTAAGTTTAGCGCCTGCCGTCTGTTCGATAAATCGAATCATGGTAAGGTCGCCGTCGTATTGAAGCGTAGCTCCTACTGCGAGGGTCATACCAACGCCCGCTGTAGGAGCGGTGTTGTCGTCTCGCCACCGCACAGCCTGCGTTTCGGCGATAATCAGCGCCATAGCCGGACGACAACTCAAGCCGTTTACATCTACAGATGGCACCGTTAACGCCGTAGAAGAACTCAACGAGGTGATCTGTTGATAGCCTAACCGGGACGTAATGGTTTTCAGGCTAACCGACATTGTGGTCTCCAAAGCTTCGTATGGCTATAGCCTGCCAGTTTGGTGAGTATAGAGCGTTCTGAAGGGAAAGCAAGACGCCCCCGTCCGCCAGCACAAGGAGGGCTAACACCACAAAGATAACGGCCAGGCGTAGCGTCATACCCCCAACTCCCGTGATTTTTTCCGTCGTTCGTATATGACATAAGCCCCTGCCGCCGCGACAACCAGCGCCAGCAGTATCCAAGGCCCTACGGAGGCCGCCAAAGCCCATGCGTCGGTCGCGGTACTCGCGGCATCCTTTGCCGCGTCTACGGCTTCCTTGCCTGCCGCAATGGCCCCGCCAACCCCGGCGATTGCGCCGCCCGCCGCCGTGGTGGATTGCATCATATCCTTGCCCGTGGTGATTTTTGCCGTGCTGTCGGACGCAACCTCGGTCGGCGCGAGTTCGGCTTGCGTCAGCGCGTCGAGGAACGCGTTGGCGTAGCCAGCGATCAGCTTTGCACGGTCAGTCCCATTGACGATCCGGCGGGCGCCGACATAATCGCACACGTCGCCATGGATATAGTCCGCCAGCTTCTTGCCGCTGAACATACCCTCGATCATGCCGCGAAACAGCACGCCAAGCGCGACAGGCCACGTCAGGGCGTCCTCGGGTTTCGCAATGCTGAATTTCGTGTAATTGTCCTTGAACGTGATCTGGACAAGGCCGCGCCCGAAGTAACCGTCGCGCCAGTAGGCGCTCTTGACTTGCGGCATCTTCCCGGCGGCGAACGCCTTGTCGAGGCGGCGAATGGCTTCTTTGTCTGATCCCGCCAGCGTCTCGCGCACCGGATGCATTGTCCGGGCGCTCTCGTGGTATGCAGTCGCCAGCACATAGGCCAGTTCGCGCCTGTCCATGCGCGGGTATTTGGCCTCTTTGTAATCAAGAACGCGCTTTAGCCCTTCAAGCTGCGTCTCCGAGAGACGGCCCCCAAATACGGCTTCGCGGACGCGGTTAAAGAAATACTTCTTGTTCATGCGGGAATCTCATCTAAGAAAGTTTGCACCGGCTGGCCCCCCCACCCTTTACGATACCCACAATGCGCGGGGCACACATTTCAAATTTGGGCCGCCTTGAAGGCCATGATCAGGTCGTTCGCGTCAGCCCCAATCTGCACTTTCAGGGCGTCGAGCACGCGGCTCGCTTTGCTCTGTTCGACGCGCTCCGTGCGCAGCAATGCGCGCAGTTTGTCGCGATATTGATAATCCGAAATAGCGCTGATCTCCTCATCGCCGATTTCGGGCGGGATGTTCTCGACGGGCGTGGATGCGTATCCCGCCAGCGCGTCCGGCCAAGCGCCTTTCGGCAATGCCATAAGCATCGTCGTGTAGTTGCCTATGTTCATTTGATAATTGTAGACCTCCATCCCGCGATGGAAAGCATTGGCGATAAGGTTGTTGCGGTGTTCTTCGTTGGTAATCATTTTTATCCTCCTGTTGTCAATTCAGTTAAACGCTGTCCCGCTCCCATTACCTGTGGGTAACGTTGCGGGGTTGGCGTACTTGGTCCCAAATCCAGCACTCCAGGGGTAGGTAGATATATATGGAGTGGTGGTGTGGGCCACAGCGATATCTGTTCCTGCGGGGCTAAACGCTACCCCGTTTCCGGTACTTGCGGGCAGCGTTGAGGGGTTGGCGTACTTGGTCCCAAATCCAGCACTCCAAGGGTAGGCGGCGATAAATGGAGTGGTGGCGTGGGCCACAGCGATATCTGTTCCTGCGGGGCTAAACGCTACCCCGTTTCCGGTACTTGCGGGCAGCGTTGCGGGGTTGGCGTACTTGGTCCCAAATCCAGCACTCCAAGGGTAGGCGGCGATAAATGGAGTGGTGGTGTGGGCCACAGCGATATCTGTTCCTGCGGGATTAAACGTCACCCCATGGCCAACATTTGCGGGCAGCGTTGAGGGGTTGGCGTACTTGGTCCCAAATCCAGCACTCCAAGGGTAGGCGGCGATAAATGGAGTGGTGGTGTGGGCCACAGCGATAGCTGTTCCTGCGGGGTTAAACGCTGCCCCGTTTCCGACACCTGCGGGCAGCGTTGCGGGGTTGGCGTACTTGGTCCCAAATCCAGCACTCCAGGGGTAGGTAGATATATATGGAGTGGTGGCGTGGGCCACAGCGATATCTGTTCCTGCGGGGCTAAACGCTACCCCGTTTCCGGTACTTGCGGGCAGCGTTGCGGGGTCGGAGTATTTGGTCCCAAATCCAGCACTCCAAGGGTAGGCGGCGATAAATGGAGTGGTGGTGTGGGCCACAGCGATAGCTGTTCCTGCGGGGCTAAACGCTACCCCGTTTCCGGTACCTGCGGGCAGCGTTGCGGGGTCGGAGTATTTGGTCCCAAATCCAGCACTCCAGGGGTAGGTAGATATATATGGAGTAACGTCGTGGCTCACAGCGATAGCTGTTATTTTTATTCCGGCACTATAACCCGTGAACAGGTTCAGGATGCCCATTAGGTGAGCCCTCCCCCGGTAACGACAAACGTATTGGACGCGACGCAAAGGATTGTGCAGAGCCCTCGCTGCGCCAGCGTTCGGTTTCCAGTAGTTGCTGTTCCCACCAGATACATCGTGGTGGACGCCCCCTGCGTGATTGTCTGGTTGGAAGCCGAGTTGTTAAAAATTGTCACGGTATCGCCCACGGAAAAGACGCTTGCAGGGACCGTCACGCCGCCCGTGGTGATCGAGATGTGCTTACCGTTGTCGCCCGCGACCAGTATGTAGGCCGAAGTCTGCGAATTAACAGGAATATTTAGATAGCCGATGCTCGCGCTAGCGGGCGGGAACGTCATCACAGTGCTATCGGTGCCCGCCAATGTCAGCGTGTTACTGACAGTCAAGGTCTTCGAAGTCGTGCCCCCGGCAACAGTAAACCCAACTGCGGCAGCCGCCAGCGTCAGGCCGTTGACACTCGTCGGAGTGATCGCGCCAAGGGTCAGGCTGATGGCTGGCGTTGTTGTGGCGGTCGCCACAGACCCAGATACGCCATTGGCAGTCGTGACGGAGACCGATGTGACAGTGCCTGCGGCAGCGGCTGCCCATGCTGCCGTTGTACCGTTTGATGTCAGCACCTGCCCATTCGTGCCAATGGCAAGGCGCGTAGAGCTATTGGTGCCGTTGCCGACAATCAGATCGCCGGTCGTTGTCACAGGCGCCAGCGCATTGAACCCCGCCGTGGCCGTAGTCTGGCCAGTGCCGCCGTTGGCAACGGCAAGTGTTCCTGCAAGTGTTATGGTGCCGGATGTAATAACGGGTCCGCCACTGGTAGTTAAACCCGTTGTGCCGCCGCTAACGGCAACACTGGTAACCGTGCCTAGCCCGCCTACAGTAGTCCATGTAGGTGCGCCAGCGCCTCCAGACGTAAGCACTTGCCCTGACGTGCCAGCCGCCGAATAGGCAAGGGCAGTGCCCGTGCCATATGGGACAGTACCCGCCGTAGGTGTTGCGGTGGTGTTGGTGCCGCCGTTAGCAATAGCAAGCGTACCGGCAAGCGTTATAGTGCCCGACGTAGTGACAGGGCCGCCACTATAGGTTAATCCTGTTGTGCCGCCGCTAACATTGACACTTGTAACAGTGCCAGTTCCAGAGGGGGTGACCCATGTGGGCGCCGCAACGCCATTAGATTGAAGAAATTGGCCCGCCGTGCCTGCGGTCAAGTAAGCAAGCGCAGATCCGGTTCCGTAAAGCAGACTGCCATTTGCCGGTGTAGATGCAAGGCCGGTGCCGCCATTAGCAATAGCAAGCGTACCCGTCACGCCAGTCAAAAGAGGAAGCCCGGTAGCATTTGTCAGCGTGCCGCTGGATGGTGTGCCAAGTGCGCCGCCATTGACCACAACAGCGCCCGCAGACCCTACATTTACGCCCAGCGCCGTTACAACGCCCGTACCAGTTGTTGTTGTTGCGGGCGATGCGCCCGCGCCGCCGCCAATCATGATGGCGTTTGCGGTCAACAGAGCTGAAGTTGCCCACGTTGACGCGCTACTAAAGTATGGGATGCCCCCGGAAGTTCCAGCAACTGTCAGAGCCAACGTGCCTGAGTTCGTAATGGGAGACCCGGATACCGAAATAAGGCCGCCCGTAAACGACTGAGCTACACTGGTAACCGAGCCCGCCCCTGCGGCGTCCCATGTAGGCGCGCCCGCACCACCAGATTTAAGCACATACCCCGCCGTACCAACCGCCGAGTACGCCAACGTAGAGCCGTTACCATATGGTATTGTTCCCGCCGTAGGTGCGTCGGCGGGTCCAAGCTGAAGCGTTTTCGTGGCCGAAAGCGTGATGAATACATTCTTAACGCCTGCTTGAAAAGAAACGACAAGATTGCTGTTCGAAGACGACAAGATGGTGGTGCGGGCAAAAACATTGGCGCTGGAATAGGTGCCAATACCCACTTCCCATTCGGCTGTAGTTTGGCTTTGTATGCAGTAATAAAACGTGTCCGCAGCGCTTAATACGGTAGAAAAAGTCCGATATCCCGTAGGCGATGCGCCGGAGACAGTAATGCTCCCGGTGCCCGTTGTGGTCGAAGTGTCCTTGACACGATCTGCGGTTACAAAGGCCATAGACCTATCCTATCCTGTAGCGTGTCACGTTAGAAACTTGAGTTTGTACAGAGTTGTAAGGTACAAGCCCACAATTTCATCAATGATATTTTGCAGCGGAGTGTCTTTCTCATCCACCACTTCGTACCGGCAGGCTTCTATCTCGGTTAATTGAATCTCCAGAAATTCAACTACGTTAGTAGTCTTCTTAGCCGTCTGAAGACCAATCCCGCCAATAAGCCCGTGACGGCCCTGATACATCTCCGCAAAGGTGTCCGCCAGCTCTGCGATGTTTTTGTAGAATTTCTCGAGCGCCTTATGCTTGGCAAAGCTACGGGTGTTCAAATGAACGGAATGCGTGACATCCCGCGCCAGAAACAGATAGCCTACAAAATCCGCCGCTTTTTTCATTGCGGCATTCCCGGCGGAGGCATACCTTGCGGCATACCAGAAGGCATATCCGGTTGCATACCAGGGGGCATACTCTGCGGCATATCAGGGAACATTTCTGACTGCGCGTCAGGCGGCATGTTTTGCGGCATGTCATACGGCATACCAGATTCTTCGCCCGGCAAGTCTTGCCCCGGCATTTCGCCCGCCAGATCACCGCTGGTAATCATACCGTGCACAGTACCCATAACAATATCCTGTATCTGCTCAGGTGACATGCTTGCCTGCACGGCGCTGATCCGCTTAGTCTCTGCGTCAAACGCTTTGATTGTTGCTTCAAAGTTCTTGCGTTCTAGATCCTGCATTTCAACGGATTGATTGACGTTCTGAAGCATTTTGTGCATCTGCTCCATTTCTTTGCCCATTGCTTCCATCTGCTGTTCAGCGGCCTGCAATTCCGGAGATTTGTCGTCGTCAGCCATGAGTTTAGGGTCAATAGTCTTGGCAAACCGTTTTGCCATCTCTTGCGCCCCTGGCCAGTCCATATTCTTAATAAACAGATCGCCTGCAACGGCCCAAAGCGCCGGGTTGCCCTGAAGAAGTTGCGACATCGAGTCAAGGGCTTCTTGACGTTTTGTCATATAGCTTGGCCCCGTTGTAACGCACACATCGTACTTGCCAACGCCGGGATTGTATATCTTTTCCAACACAATGTTGGGGTTTTCAGGATTGACGATCTTTCGAACAGGTTCTTGTTGCGTCGGGTCAATCTTTGCCATGTTTGTCTCGCCGTCCATACCAATAATGCGAGCAACACGTTGCGTGTCGTATATTTTGGGTATCATGTCAACAATCTGGCGCGTTGTGTAGCGAATAGCGCGGGCTAAATTATCAACGTAGTGATATGTACCTGTATCGCCTTGTTTTTCACGAGCCAGTATTGCTCGGCCTGACCGTTCGTTGCTAGTTGCGCCCAGGCTACTATCGTACTGACCCGTGGTTGATTTGATGTCGTCAGACGCCCCCGCTTTGGCCTGTATGAGCCCTGATTGCACCATAGGCGGCGGAGACCGTTGCGGAAGCGGCAACACAGATCCTTGGCCGTCCGTAACATCGGGGTTGACCTCCAAATACGGCCAATTATTGACGTTTGCGGTCTTCCATTGCTGTTCATATCCCTCAAATTGGCCTCCGTAGCCTATAAATGGCGCTTTAGGAGCTAAAGCCAACATTTCAGTCTCAGCGGACACCCAATAATTGTACATTCGTTGAGCGTCTTTGGCATTTCGCACCAATCCAGACACAAAAAGACGGCCATCTACCTCAAATTCGTTGCCAACGACGCGGATGACCGGAATCCACTGGCCAGCCCAGTCGTTCTCTTCCAGCATCTCGTAGCCGTTGGTTTTGCACCATTTGACGCGCTTACGGTCCACATCGCGGCTTTTGAGCGGAGTCAAACCGGACGCCTTGAACATGGCGTCTTCGCGGCTTCCCTCAAACGCGGTGCGGTTGTCCGGGTACAGGTTAAGTTTGCCGGGTTCGTACTCAATATGAAAATATTCTGCAATACGAACTACATCCTCGTTCAACCAATTAGACAAGTTCTCGTCGCCAACGCCTTGCTGTTGAATAGACGAAATTGGCATGGCGTCTGGAAACAGTCTTACATATTCGGATTTCGTAAGGTCTTCCGTAATAAAGCACCATTTGGCGTCAGATCCACATGGGTCTTGAATGGTAGGGTCCATATAAACACTAAAAGAGTTGCGAATACGCCCAATGCGGATGTCTTGGTCAAAGGTATCGTCGTTGCAGTACTCCGTAAGTAACCGGATGTAACCTTCGCCATACGTTACCTGATTTTCGCAAGCAGTATCGTAAGCCACGTCCGCATCCGACATATACTCGATGTGACGAACAAGGCCGTCGTAAATCTCAGCGACTTCCACGTCTGCTTTGTCATCGACAGGAATGACCCTGCCGCTTGGTCTATTTTGTCTTTGATCATTTGTCACTTGTCTTACATGTTGCGGAAGTTTGTTAATGGTCAGACAGGGCCTTGCATTGATTGTCTGGCCTTGCACTGAACCACGAGTAGCCAGCACGTCAGCGGGCCACTGCCATTGATTGTCGGGCGATCCGGCAAAGAACCGCAGATCGTCCAACTCATCTTCGCGGCTTTCAGAATAAGCGGCGATAGCCATCGTCAGACGGCTACGCATTGTGTCAAGAATCGTGGCTGGGTTTTTCTTACGAGACCCGCCCCCGCTTGACACGCGGCCCGCCGCAGCTACCCCTGAATAATCCATGTTACTTGCCCTTTGACGGCTTTGCAGCCGCGCGCTTGACGGAGTAAGCAATGGCAACCGCCTGCTTGGGCGGTTTGCCAGCCTTTATCTCAGTCGCCACGTTGGTCTTGAACGCCTTGGGCGTAGGGGACTTTTTGAGCGGCATGTTACTGGCCGTGGATGATGGCGTAATTGATGACAACCGCCTCAGACAACGAACCGCTGGTCAGGTTGCGAAGCGTCAGCACCGCTGATCCAGCGGCCAAACTGGACACATAGGTCGTGTACGCGCCCGCCGTACCGACGCTGCCGACGTTCAGGACGATCACATCTTTGGTGCTGATCAGGCTGTTGGTCAACGTAAACGTCACAGCGGTGTTGCCCGCCAGTGCCGCGCCGTTCATGGTAATCTGACCAGACGACTTGTTGAGCGTGACGCCCGTGGACTTGTCGGTCGCCTGCGTAACGGAACCCTGCGCCGCCGTGCCGTAACCAATCTGCTCGTTAGAGAAGATGTACTGCGCCCCAATAATGTCCTGATCGAGGTAGGCGATGCCGATAGATTGCGAATTAGCCATGATTATGATCCCATCCATGAGTTGGTGACGTTGGACGCTGAACTGTAGGTGTGGCGGGGTTTCTCTACATACGCGCGGGACGCTACGGGATACGCAAACGTCACCGCTAGCGCGTCGGCTGCGTCGGGAGATGCCAATCCGCGTGCCCGCATTTCCTTTTTCCCTTCGAGGAAGATGGTGCCTGACGAGTTAGGCTTCTTTGTAGGCCCAATCAAATCCGATTTCAACTGCCTGTCTACCGGAATAGACGCTGTTTTGAGCCAATCCCGCATTGCACCCCAGATTTCGGCGCGTTTGTTGCCCCACATTATTGAATTTTTTGCCTTCCAGCCAAAGTTGACCCCGCGCACTTTGTACCGCTGCTCGTTCAGTCGATCAAGGATGCCGTACCCCAAGCCGCCTTCGTCAATGACAACCAGCGTTGGCTTGTACTCTTCGATAGCGTCGATGACGCGGCCCACGATCATCATGGTGTCCTCGCCCGAGTACCGCTTGATGGACGTGAGATCACGCCCCTGCCGCACGACAATGACGGTCGAGTCGGCCCCGCCTCGCGCGGGGTCAATACCCATGATAATGGGCGCGGTCATGTCTTTGTACCGTTCACGCTTCATAGCGTCGTCTACCAGCAGCGGCCAGATAAACTGATCGTCGCCTACGGACGGAAACTCGCCGTAGACCTCAACTTTGGCCTCGCCGCTATCTTCGCCGTATTCCGCAATAATCTGCTCGTACACCTGTTTGTCGGTGTCCTCGACAGTGCGCGCGTCTACTGATGTCGTATCCCAGAACGCCCGCTTGGAATGAAACGTCTCAAAAAAATACCCCTGGTTACGCCGGGGGTTGCTAAACGCGAACCAGTAACGGTCCAGCACGTTCTCGGTAAAAAACCCCGCGCCCACCGCCCAAATCGGGTCGGGTATGCCGCTGGCCTCGTCAAAGATCAGCAGCATCCCGTCGTGGTTGTGCACGCCCGCGTAGCTGTCGGGGTTCTCTTCGGACCACAGCTTGCCCTCCGCCGCCCAGTAGCGCGTGCCCTTCTTCAGATCGCGTTCCACCAGCTCGCACAGCCATCTGGCGGGCATGAGCTTGGTCGCGCTAATCTCCCACCAATGCGAATTGATGATCATAGCCGTCCACTTGGTCAACTCGCCCCATGTCACGGACCTAAGTTGCGCTTCCGAGTTAGCCGAGATGATGCTGGTCGATCCTATGCGCGTCGAGATCATCCACAAGATTAGCCAACTTACCAGCGCCGATTTGCCGATGCCGCGTCCTGACGCCACTGCTTTACGCAGCGTGTCCATTTGAAGTTGGCCCTTGTTGGCCTTGATGTGCGCCGAAAGTTCCCGCAACACCCGCCGCTGCCATGTGCGCGGCCCCTTAAACCGCGCCAGCGGCGTGTTCGGTTTGCCCCACGGGAACGCGAACAGCACGAAGTTTTCCGGGTCGTCCGCCACACCCGGAGACCACATCTTTGTCATTAGTATTTGTTCTTCGGTAGACGTGTAGACTGGTAATTGCGCCATTATGAGGGGCCTCTTGGGCGTGTCTGGCTAAGGAATGTTGCCGCCCACGGGGTTGGACGCGCCATCGGGTGCATCCGTCACGACATTGGTTCCCGGCGCCACGCGCCCGCCCGTCCACGGAGATTCATTCAGCGGGCCAAGGCATCGCGCCAATTGTACGCCGTTCACGCGGGTCTCAATCTTGGAGCAGGCGTAAGACCACATATTCGACATCCCGCCGCCGGGTTTCGCCGTCGTGGTAAACGTCCGGTGCACGGCGGGTTGCCACGCCCATGTCGGGGCCTGCGGGTAGCTCGTGCGGTTGGAGAACAGGCTCCACACCTTGCCCTTGGGCGCGTTGCAGGAGCCATTCATCAGATTCAGATCGGCAATGGCGGGGCCGCGCAGAACCGGGCAGATCGAGGCCCCTTCGCGGAATGCCACGCCATTGACCACAATACTGTTGCCGGTTGGCTCGGTGCTGGACGCCGCGCACAGCGCGTACTCACCCCGGCAGATCGCCAGTGCGGGTCCGGCGTGGGCCGGAGTAACAAGAAGAAAAAACAAGAAGGCAATCATTTTGGTATCCTTTGGGTCAGAGTCAGGACGCAGTATACGGTAGCTTTTCCAATGCGTCATGGTCGATCAGGCGCGACTGCGCGTCTTGCAACGCCTGAACAATGCTAATCTTCTGATACACGTCAACCGTCAGTTCTTGTTTGGCTGTCCATCCATGAACGTGTTTCAGAATCTCCAACGCTGCTTTGGCGTCGCCATTTCGTGCGGCTTCGTGCAGCAGACCAGAGATTTCCATTTCGCCGTCAGCGTGGCCTTTTAACTCAGCCATTTCGGCCAACTGGTCGAATTGGCATAATTGTCTGTACTCTGCGGGCTGCATACCCGCAGCCAGCGCTAGCGAATCGTTTTTTAACCCGCGTCGCGCCGCAGCGTAGATCGCGTCTAAACGCGCCTCGGTGGCTTGAAGTTTGCGCGGTTCATGGGGGAGCGTGTGCCATGTCATGTAAGGCATCGTATGTTAGCCGCGAAGGGTTGGCAAGAAGGAAGCGTGAGTTGATTGCTGTTAAATGTTTTGCGGGGAGCTGAAACTGATTTTTTAAAAAAAATTTTGTGCGGACCCTCCGTAGCCGGGGCCAGGAACCGCAAGGCCCTGCCCGCCC